CTTGACAATGGGGTTCCAGATCGCTGCACCTGTGGCAGCACTCTGGCACAGCCACACAATGTCCGTCACGCTATCAGTCCAAACCGAACCGATAGAGTATCCGTCGCCATCATCGTCTCCGACGGCAGGGGCTGTCGCTGCGACATTGTTCTTCGCAATCTGACCGACCCAGACTGCAGCTCCCGTGGTATTGTCGGTGCAAAGATAAACACGATGCGCCGTAGTATCGAACCAGATGGATCCGACATCGTAACCAGCGGTATTATCGCTACCGACTACAGGGGCGGTCGCCGCAGCCATGTTGTTCAACTGATTCAACTCGCGCCAAACAGCTGCTCCCGCTGCAGGACTCGAACAACGGAAGACCTTGGGAGGGACGGCTGTGGTATTGATCCAAATGGAACCAACAGCATAACCATCTGCCGTGTCATCTCCTACCACCGGATCCGCTGCACCAGCGAACATGTTCTTCACGATAGGATTCCAAACAGCGGCACCCGTCGCTGCGCTCTGGCACAACCATACGATGCCCGTGACCGTATCGGTCCAGGTCGAACCTGCGGAGTAACCGTCGCCATCGTCGTCACCAACCCCCGGAGCAGTTGCTGCAACGTTGGACTTGGCAAGCTGACCTACCCAGATGGCTGCACCTGTGGTGTTGTCTGTGCAGACATAGAATCGATGAGCCGTCGTGTCCAGCCACACCGATCCGACATCGTAACCAGCAGTGTCATCACTGCCAACAACCGGAGCGGTCGCTGCGGCCATGTTGTTCAGATAACTGATCGGACGCCACACTGCGGCAGCGAGCGTTGCGTCAGTACACCGGAACACCGTGGGTGGAACAGCCGTGGTGTTGGCCCAGATCGAACCTACCGCGTAACCATCACCCGTGTCCTCGTTAACCGTGGGATCTACGGCTGCCACCGTTGCCAAAGCCTGGGCCAGCATGCCTTTTTCAATGAGTTGTGCTTCCATGAGTCTACTCCTAATCGCACGACGCTAAACGCCGTATTTTGTTAATCGAACTTCCTACGCGTTGATCTGTACCTCTATTGCACAAACCGTGTCGGCCATGGGAGTCGCGCCTACGCCAGGTACATATGCCCGAACGACCCTGATCAGATCTCCTGCGGCGAACGTGTTTGCTGCGACATCTACCACTCCGGCCACCGGGGTGTCGATGGCGACGGTATCGTCGAGAGTAGCCAGACCCGTGAGGCATGACACGCCGCCGATCTCCACGTCGAAGGTCATCGATTCGCCTGCCGCTGCAACCGTTCCGTCTTCTACAGCAACTGCGCTAATCGATCCTGCAGTAATTGCACGGAAGAAACGCAACGTGTCACTCGCGGCAATGTGCTGCCATGATTCATGAACTCTACCAGCCGCTTCAAGACTGTCCAGCGCATCACTGACCATTGCACCAGCCACACCAGAATCGTTGTCAACCTGAGAAGCGTCATAGTCGCTGGCTACGGCCACGACTGCACCCGTGCGCGTGAACACCGATGCGACGTTGTCCGTGTTGTCAACCTTCTGCCATGCGGTTCCGTCGAACAGTGCCCAGTCCCCGGCTACCCAGTCGGTTATCCCGTCCAGGTTCATGGCACCGGCAACAGAAACAATGTAGAATTGCCCCTTTGTTCCAGTCGCACTTACCAGAGCCGGAGTGTTCGTGTTCGCATTCCACACGCCCTCGTTGGAGAGCGCACCACCGAAGGGAACCCACGCGGTTCCGTTGTAGGCCTGGAGAATACCGGACATGTTCCTGAGACAACCAGACACTTACCAAAGTGCCCAATCGGTAACAGCAACCACGTCCTCCAGAACAAGCGGACCACTATGCTTTACGGGATTGCTCGTCTCCCCGTAACTCCTAGTCACCTGTTCCAGAGTCGGAATAGCTCCATTGTTGCGAATCTCGTCTCCTGAAGGTCCTCTGTTGCTAGACATTAGATTTTCCTTTCGTCTCCCCAATGAAATTTTCGAGGATGTATCGCCCATCAGAGTGCGAGGCAAAGTCGCGATGTGCAACAACTCCAGAGCCTGGCCTCCCTTTGGGCTTTAGCGTCAATCCATCAATCCTTCTCTTCTTTTTATTCAACCCCTTGGTCGGGAACCGATACGGAACGCCTGTGATCTCGCAAAGCCATGGAACCAACAATCGAGCCGCCACCATCTGCGGAGCCGTAGGGACAACATACTTCTTCGGCACCGACCTCAGACCTTTGCGATTGAGAATTCTCTGGATAGCCTTGTTGATTCCACCTTTCGTCTTCAGCGCTGGCACCCACGTCCACCATTTTCTAGGAATCGTGTTGTACCACACTGCCTTGTCAATTACATATATCGGATTGTACGGATCCACAATCTCCATCCCAAAACTCGTATCATTTAACTGGTTGGCATGAATCATCCTGTCGCGCACGAGATCCCCATGGCATGACAGATGACCATTCGGTGCCAGAATAAGCTGCACACCATAACCCTTCTTCTTGAGAGTATCCGTGCAACCGTTCGCGGTATTCCCGCACGTCTCGTGCAGCACAAAATGAATCAAAGCTGCGGAACGTTGACGATGCTTGAAATGCACCTCACCATCGTCCATGAAGTTACTGGCAATTAACCCCACCCTTAAGAACTCATCGGGAAGTCGCACGCGCTCACCGTTCACAACGATCGCATTCGAATATGTCTTTGCCCCCCTATTCTTCAGGGACTTCGTGGGCACCTCAACAGAGGTATTGTCCATTTCCCTTCTGATGTAGCTCTCGGTTGTCGCGCCAAATTTGCCATCAATAACGATCCTGTTCTCTGCTTGAAAAATCGCCGTCGCCCACACGAAGGATGACCCACCAATCTTACACCAGGGCCACACAAGGCTGCTGCGATCAAAAACTCGTTTCGAATTGTAAACCACGGCATCTGAAACCTGTTTTTGAGTTAACATCATCCCACCATCAATCCCGCGCGCGATGCCCTGTCTCGCACTCTGCTTTTCTTTATCTTCTTGAACGTCCGATTCATTGAGGCCACCTTCGACGTCCCGTCAGCCGTCCACTGAATAGGATCCAGAGCAGACCGTAGCCTTCCCACGTTTGCATTCTCGGGATCCTCCACGGCACCCTTCAGAGTCACTTCCTTGCGGTACCAGAACCCGAACGCATGGCGCGTCCATTCGATCGTGAACTTGATATCCTTCCCGCTCGCAGGGACGGTCACATAGATCCTTATCGCACCAATGTCCCGACGCTTCCTGCTGAGCAAAGTCGCAACAAGCATCATGGAGTACTCGGACGTTCCCGTAGCCTTCGGAGACACCAGCTCCCTCTTGATCCTCCCCATCCGGAGGAGCAGATCACGCACCATCGCCATCCCCGTCTCGGCTGCTACGATCTGGGGAGAGACCTCTGGTGTTTTGGGAGCAGAATCAACCATCATTCCCTCTACGGCAACACAGCTATTGTTTTGAATCCCAGTCCAGACGCCATCTTCATGGCTTCCTTCTTGGCCTGCGCATATGGCATGGCCTGTGTACCCATCCACGTCTTATTTCTTTTGCTGTCATCAAGGTAATCGGTACTGTCGCCAGCGTTCGGACCAAATCCAAACAGCCACTGTCCACGACCCTTTGGCTTCCCATGAGATCTTTCATACGTCGAAGTATTGACAGAGACAGCCTCTCCAATTACCTCCGTGGACTTCTCGGACAATTCCTTGAGTAAACTCTTCATCTAATCCTCCACGCGATCCATCTTCGTGCCACACTTCGGACACTTCAATTCCATGCACGGCTTGCCCGTGTCATGCGACATCTTGTGCCCACACTTCGGACAGACACATTTCCCGTCTGGACCTTCGCCTTTGCCGCCCGGACCCTTGCCTTGACCACCCGGCGCGTCAGGATCCCTGCGACCCTCCCCTGGACCACCGCCAGCACCGAATCCTCGACCACGCAACCTGTCCAACTTTTCAAGTAACTCTCTCATCAGTACACCTCCATCAGTATTTCGTTCGATGTGATCTTTCCAAGGGCCGACGACAGTTTTACACTAACCTCTGCAGTCTGTCCTGTCTTGTCATTTATAACTCCTCCAGAAGATCAATATAGACACGGTTGAAATCGCCATCCTTCTCCTTGGTCCCGCGCACCTTGAAACCAGCCTTCTTCGCCGCCTTCTCCATCTTGTCCACGGAGTCCGAGCTATACTTCGCCTTGCCGTAGACCTGGAATACGCCTGGGCTGCCCTTGGGAGCCGACGTGAACGCAAAGTCCTTCGTGGCCTTCCGCAGCATCTCGTTGCCGCGCTCCAGAGCTTCCGCCGACGATTTCTTCACAACCTTGGACTCGGAGATCGCCATCTTGGTTGGGAGAGATCTATACATTTTATTGGCAGCGGAGTACGCCCTGTCAATATGCTTCGCCAACTCGTCGAACTTCTCCTCGTTGACCTTCCTAAGACTGTCGCACGCCCCAGAGACGCCAGCCAAAATATCCGCAACCGACTTCATTCCACCCGAAATGTTCCCGCTGGAAAAGTGCTGAGCGGCCTTTTGAGCCGAAGATGGAACCTTATCCAGCTTCTTGGAGGCTTGCCCCGTTATCATTTTCTCCAGTAGCTGTCTCATCCGTTCAGCTCCTTCGGATTGTCAGCATCGTCCACCACAGACGTATCCTCCCAATCGGGACCATCGTCCTCGTCATCATGCACGTGAGGCTGCCCGTTGCCGTTCCTGACCCCCAGAGCGCCATGCACAGCCGCTGCGACATCCGCCCCCTGGGCTACCGCCCTCTCCGCTGCCTTCGCCGCTCCCTGCGCCCCGTGGTCGCTTATGCCTTGTCCCAGGATATACGTCCCCAGGATGCCCAGCGCGGCGTAGATCGTCTCCGCGCCGACCGGCTTGCCAAGAACGTCGTTCACGATCATTCCCACCGCTGCGAGAACCGCGATGATCAGCTTCTTTGACTTCAAGCTATTCAGGTCCATCAGATCCTCCTGCGAACTGGAGTTCGCTCACTCAACCAGTCTATGACTTGCTTTTCTCTGCTGTCTTTTTCGCATCATTCAACATCGAAATCACCTGATCGAGATTTTTCATATTGAGATCATTCCCTGCCGAAATCTGCTTATGGATACTCTTGATCTCCCTCATCGCAAGTAACAGATTCTCAACACCCTTCGAGGATGCACGGTAGTACACGCCCTCATTCAGATCGCCATCAGATTCATCGGGCACGTCCTCGCCAAGGATCTTACCAGGATCCACGCCCGCATTCTGGAGCATTTCGGTCAGAATTTTATTTTTGATCATCGCACATCTCCTATTTCATCACCCTCTCAACCGCTCTCACTGCGAGACCGCTGGACCTCCTTGCGCCACGCATCGCCTGCCTTGACAAACGCATCGTAAGCCGCCTGGGTAGCCGAATCGAATTTCGCCGCTGTGTATCTCTTATCCTGATAAGCCTTGCCGTATCGCTTCTTGAGAGCTGCCTCGAAACGATCCTCAGCAGCCTTGGCCGCATGGTAGAACTTGAAGTCAACAGTCCCTTCTTCTACCGATTTTTCAGACGTAACCCCACCCCCATCAAGAATACGCACTGGATCCACACCAGCATTATTGAGCATCTCGGTGAGCAACTGTTTTTTCGTCTTGGCGATCATGGTCTACTCCTCGTCCTCTCCGAGCATGGAGACGTCTTTTTCAACCTTGTCCCAAGCCTTTTTCCAACGCTTGAACGCTTTCTGGATGTCGTTCATCGCCTTCTCTCCGACCTTCAGAGCGACCTTCACTTCGTTGTTTTCTGTAACATCCCCCCAGTAGCCCTCCAGCATCTTGAGATTATGTTTGGAGCTGGCATCAATGCGGTAGTTGTTCTTTTGGATCAGCTTGGCAACTACCTGCATGTTGCCCTTCTGAACAGCCGTCGATGACCCGTCTGACTCGGACAAAGTTTGATCTTCGTCCTCCTCATCAAGAAGCCGATTTGCCTCCGCCAATGGATCAGCAACGATCTCCACATCATCATCCTCGGACAGCACCTTCCCCTTGATAACATCTCCCAATTCTTCAACAAATTTCTTCATGACCATCTCCTACAGTGGCGACAAGAGACTCAGTTCAGTCACTGCCCACGGCTGAATTTCAAGCTCTGCAATGCTGACCTCTGCGCTCATCGCATCGAAATCAGATCCTGCCTTATATCTCGTCGGAACACAATCCCATAACAGCCAGGCTTTTCCAGGAAGGAACGCGTATCCCTCCCACGCCTCAGACGGCAACTCATCAGCAAACGACATCGGATTCGCCAGGCCAGACACCACGATGTCCCCCGCCACACTCTTGGCGCTTATGCTCGTGAAATGAATCAACAACAGATTTCTGTTCGTCATGTCATTTCCACGGATCGCGCGCATCATCCATTGCCACATCGTATCGTCAAAGCCACGCACCCCTCTCGTCAGGGTGATGGGAGCAACCCCACCGCCCGAATACGCGGATCTCTTGTACATGGAGTTGAGCTGCTTGATCTCGTCTACTTCAGCGGTGTACTCAGGCGTGGTGATGGACTGAAATCCCAACAGGGGAGCACCCAAAACAAGAAACGGAAACGTCGTGCTTGGCACCATATCCAGAAGCCAGAAACGATGGTTCTGCATAAAATCCGCAAGACGATGACGAGACATTCAACGCTCTCCTCCCTCGGACTACGACGTGAATGTTTCGAAGGACTCCATGGCAAAATCAACCTCTCCCAGGGAAATCTCTCCAGACATCGAATCGAAGTCTCCAGAGGGCTTCGCGCGCGTCGGGACACAGTTGTAACAGGCCACCCGACGAATGTCATCGCTGACCTCAGCCTGCGAAGCCGATCCCATCTCTGTCCTCTGGTAATGATAAATCACGACGTTCGCGCGATACTCATCGCCATCCACTGAATCCTTGACCCAGTCATAGAACGTGGTATCCGCCTTTGCGACACCCTTCATGAGAGTACAATCCGAAACCGTGGGCGGTCCTGGATACTTTTGCGTCCACTTGAACGTGCCCTCACGATATTCGACTGGCTCGATGGTCAACTCTGGAATCGTGACGCTCTGAAAACCAGCCTCACCGCCACCCTCAAAATCACCCTGACGGGCGAATTCCAAAGGATTTGACTCATCGGCCTTCGTCGCGATGACGTGAAAGCGAAATCCCTGCATAAGATCATCGACTGCTGCTCGTGTCATTTTCCTTCTCCTTCAGCCCCTATGACCGTTGCATGGTCGGGGGTCGATTTTCATTACCTATTGATCCTATTTTGCTCGGGAGTGGCTGTCCCCAACCCATGTTCATAACGATCGCAACACGACCAATCCGATTGTAATCGTACGTCGCCAGAGCGTTTACCGCGTTGAAATCGGCTGGAGTGGTGACGATTATCTCGGCCACACCCGTGGTGTAATTGATCGTTCCGGAGCCACCGCCACCGCCAGCCCCAGTAAGAACACCATCTCCCGCTGCATCTGTAAACGTAACAGTCCCTGCCACTATCGATACCGAGGTGGGATCCACCAACCCATTCACCAGGGTAAGGTCATATTTCGATGTCACTCCATCGCCGGTAACTCCAGTATCCTCTGCCACTATTGGAAGCACAGCATCAATCACCTGGTCAGACTTTACCCTGATCTTGAAAGACGGAGGAACCAAGATCCCACCGTTTGTCTGGACATAACTTCCACTGGCAACATTCGCAGTAGAGATCTGATACTCTGCATCGTCATCATCCACCAGATGAATCGATACGTTGGGAAGCGCTGCACAGACCAAACCCCAATGGATCTGCTCCACACGCATACCAACAACATCGGGAGCGGCAAACTCACCGCCAACCAACCCACCTGTCCATTTCTGGATCCTGCCTCGGAAGAGTTCCTCCTCCGACGGGGTGCCATCTGAGACACTCCCGTCAAAGGAACCTCCGCTGTAGACTTCCTGGATGGCAATAACTGGAATAACGCTCGTTGTCATCGAATTCCCCTAACCAGCGACAAACGACCCAAGGCTCCTGTTTGAACCTCTCGCTGAAACAAAGACACCTTCTCCGCCATTGGATGATCTATATACTCTTCGCCAACCAACCCCAGATGAACCATATCCATCGGCCCAATTATCTTGAGCGACTTCCCAGAATGCATTTCCACAAACTCACGCAACCTGTCCATCGTGCGATCATCCAACCAACCCTTGACCTCGTGATATTCGACAGCACCATCGATCCGAACCACAAAATCCGGAGTGTAACAACTGCATTTCCTCAACCCAAACTTGCAAGGCTCGTAATCCCACTCGTAATTCTGACCATCGAGCCATTGCGCATAAGCCAACTCCCATGTTGACTTGAAGATCCACACACGACCGTTGGCATCCATCCACTCTTCCGTCTTGAAACGCCCCCATCCAGTCCGAGACTTCACCCCAAACTCGTCAAGACATGACTCCACAATGGAATTGGAAACGCCGTACACCTTCTGCAAAGCCTCGAACGTTTCCCCCTTGGTATACCCCTCAGCAAGATCTCTACGCTGCTCTAGCGATAGCTTCTTGCGCTTGAACGATTTTCGCTTCGGCACACCAGCTCGGCGCAGAACTTTTGACACGGTCCCAGAGCCCACTCCTACCTCGGAGGCAATCTCGCGAGTTGTCTTTCCTTCATGATAAAGGGCTACCATCTGACCAACCACGTCAGGCAAAACTCTCGGGTATCGACCGTGCCAATTTCCTCTCATGCAGAACCTCTCCTTATCACTATGCGGCCAAGGCCAATTGTTGAAAACGAAACACAATAAATTCTGCTGGCTTGTTTGGCGCAATGCCGACATCGCAGAATACGATTCCCTGATCCACAGTGTTCTGAGGATTGTTCGTCCTGTCACAGATGACGTAGAACGCATCGTCTGCAGAACTTCCAGCGAAGTATCCTGCCTGGTACAGACCGAGCAGGAAGTTGGTGATCTGGGTCCGAATCGCTGACCACAGAGCTGGTCCGTTGTTCTTGAAAACGTGAGAATGCGTCGCATTGAAGACCGACTTCTCAACCATCATGAACAATCTCCGCATCTGAATGTACGGCCATTCTCCGCCTGCGATATCGAGGGACCGAGCGCCCCATACGCACCTGCCGGTATGCGGCCACTGCACGAGCGCATTGATCTTCTCAGGATAGACCACACCAACCTGCGTCGGGGTGAGATCAAGTTCCAGCCCAACGGACCAGTTGATCTGACCATCCGCAGTTCCCGCAGGAGCCTTGCCGACGTTCTTCGTGATGTCTGTCCTTGCGTACACGCCCGCGACGTGACCGCCGCACGGAATGTCCGTGGCTACCTCTGTCACAGGATCCATGATCTTGATGTGCGGGTAGTACAGCGCTGCGTAGGAAGTGTACTTCTGCAGCTGGAACTTCTTCCAGTTGACCGCTTCCTGCGGGGAGAGGCCAGAAGGAACCGTCAGGATGACGAACTTGTCCTTCATCAACTCTGCGTACGTGATCAACGCATCGGCCACCGTGGTATCCGTCTGGAAATCAGAGGCAACGAGCTGCATCAGAGCATCCACCTTACCGAAGGCCCACAGACCCCTCTGATCGGCTGCCAGCGTCGCTCCGATTATATCGTTGGACGTGAGGGCCGAGCCATCGGTACCGCCAGCCAACTGGCCCACGATGCTTGTTGCAGGGTTCGTGTAGTAGGAGACTACCTGTGCCGATTCACCTCCTGGGCCTGACGCTGGGTATCCATCGATCGCCCATGTGAGGATGAAAATGCCAGTGTCATAATCCAGCTCATTGGTACCACTGGCGTCCAGGATGAATTTCTGCGGGTACCCAACCTCCTGTGTCGTGCCAACGGAAAGGTTCCCGTCGCCATCATCGACAATCCGTACGGGCTCGGAATATCCACATGCGAGATAAATGGCCGATGCCGCAGTGAAGGTCGGAGCGCCCGTGATCCCCGCGAGGTTCAGCACGTCATTCGTCGGACCTGCCAAGTCGGCGATCTGACCCGTAACGTAATCGATGGTACCAACCTGTATTGCAGGACCAGCACCATCAGGATGCATCAGTTTGCCTGTGCCGTCGTCCACGATGATCTGCTCACCACTCACAGAATCGATGATCGTGATCCGTACAGAGGAAGCGGTGATCGCCGCCGGAGTGGTGGTATTCCCTGGCGACACGATAGGTGCAATTGTTGCGGCAGGAGTCGGCCCTGTACCGATGTGGATCAACGAACGAATCTCGTACGTGTCTGCAGCGGTCCACTTGTTTGTCGTACCACCGACCAAAACACCAGTGATCGTCGTCGCCGTGTTCGCGGTGATGACCGTATGACTTTCGTCAGCCGTGTTGTAGAGCAACATTCCCACGAGCGCATTGACAACCCACGATGCCGTGGTGTCCGTCAGGAACGCTGCTGCAGCACTCGTGTCGTCTGTACCCGTGTCATAACGAGCACCATCTTCGAACGAGAAATCAGCCGCAAAGGTCGTCGGGAAACAGCTGTTCGCCAGAACGTACTGCCATCCCTTGAACATGCCATCGTAAGTGTCGGGAACGCTCACCGAGGATGCATCGGAGTGTTGCATGGTGGCCGAGAAGTCCTCAGCGACGACAGACACGCCAGCCAGCGCCGACGGGTCCATCTCGTTACCATACTCAACAACCTCGATATACTCCGAGCCGCCCATGTCGGCATTCATCACCGTGGCTACGTAGTGAGGATCCGTGGTGGTCAAGAATACGAGATCGGAGAACTGCTCGATGGTTGCCCATGAGGAAACCCCCGTGACGCCAGCATCCGTGTCCTCCTGGACCAATACTGTGAAACGGGTGTACCGCGCCTCATCATCCTCCAGGTAATCACTTGAGCCAGGGACAATCGACACCCTGTAATAATTGCCAGAAAGACCAGGCCATTTCATCTGGAAGCGGAAGACTGTGTAGTCATACACTCCCTCGATCAGATCGAGGGCACCCGCGTAATCAGCAGGATTGGTCAGAGTGATAGTGGCCTCTCCAGTTGCGTAGTCGATGAATCCGCTACCGCCAGCACCACCACCGGCTGTCTGGGACAGCACGCCATCCCCTGCAGCGTCAGTGAAGACGTTGTCAGTTACCGCGCCATTGAAGGTGATCTCGACAGTGGTAGGATCTGCGGGAGGATTGGACAGCTGCAACGTGTACAGACCGCTGGGCTCTACTGTATTCCCGAGATTGTCAGGAGTGGCAGCCGGAACGGAATACAGAAAATCCCAGTAGGCGTCGTCCGCATCGCTCGGAGCCGCACGCACGACATACAACTGCTGCCCGCTGTTCTGGAAGAAAGCGTACGCCTCGGTCGGCGTCAGCCCCTTCTCTGTAAAGGTACCAAACTTCGTCGAGAATTCCGGGAAGCTCGTCACCAGAATCGGATCGTCCACGGGACCTTTTGTGGTGAATCCTATCAACCCCAGGTTGGATGTTGAAACACCAGCAATCGGGCCAGGACCCGCAGGGACTTCTTTGATGCGTATACCAGGATACGTGTATTCAGACATTGCTTGTCTCCATGTTGTCGGGCCGCCCTATTAATTGCGGCGTTTTTTCTTTTTCTTCTTGGAGTCCACTGCGCCCCCTGTGTTTTCATCGGGGCTTTCGTCAGCATCAGACAACACTTCAACACGATCAGCGTTTATAAAACCGCCGTCCCCCGGAAGAGGGATCGACGTTGGAGATTCGACAGGCGCATCCTCGGAGGGCTTACTGGCCTCCCTTTCCTTGTCCAGAGCCGTCAACTCGCCCTCTGTCATCTCGGGCGATCCCTTGGGCTTCTTCGGAGCCTGCCCCTTATCGGTAGTGACTCCCTTTTCTGCAATCTTTAAAGCCATCGCAGATTTCGGAGTAACCGCCCTGATGTCCGCCGCCGTCGTTGGCAACACATCAGCGATAGACTTTGCTCCTGCAGGTCGGCCTGTCCGACGAAGAAGCCCTTTCTTTTTCAGGGCCTGCACCTCTCGAAGGCCAGGCTCTAAAATCTCGACCTTGGAATGGGGCGGAACAGAAACAGACAACCCCTTCTTCACCGGCATCGATTTGGGAACATTTCCCGAATAATAAAACCAAGGCATGAGTCCTCCTCAGATCGCTCCGAGACCATCATTGATCTCACTGATTTGTGCAGGCGTGAATTTAGCATAAGTGACACTGGGCTCGACCATCGCATGAAAAACACGATCATCATGGAGATCGATTTCCGCTCGAACCGTAAATGAAATGCTGTAACTCACTGTCCTCTCCGCAATATCAGCTAACTCGGACGTGTTAGAAATTGAAACCTCTCCTGCATCATATTCTCGCACATCACTCTTGCTGTCAACTACTTTGAAAATAAACCACGGCGGAATAAAGTGCCGAAGAGCATAGTGCAACATCAACAGCGTCTCCTGCCTGCGCCTTCCCAGCACCATACACTCATACGTCATGTCAAATTGCGTGGCTCTCCACTGGTTATCATACTTGTCATAACCAACGGTTCCGTCGGGAAGTGTGATCTTGACTGCATCCTTGGAAGGCGCTCTCGCCACCCAGGAGTACCAAGGGTGCCGATCGAACGCTGGGGTCATATCGTTATGCCGAAACTGAAAACAAGGGAGCGTGAACGGCTGGTAGACGTCCTCCGGATCCTGAAATTGACAAGGGACCTTGTCATCGATCGAGGAAAACCCAGACTTAAGGTTTGGGACCTCGCAAGCATAGATCGCTCGCGTCTCGCCATCCACGTCGTAATGCGCAATCTCGGCACCAAGGGTCTTCATGCAGCCCTCGTCCCAGTCTCGCTGGTTGACCGTGCCAAGTATGGTCATGCGCCACCTACGAACTCAAGTTCGCAATCACTCTTCGGCGTCGCCTTTGCCCTCAGAGCCATCGCCATCCTGAGCATCGCCTCCGTCGCCATCATCCTCGCAGCCATCGCAGTCATCAAGATCGATTGCCCCTGCCTCTGCTGCCTGGTTGATAATGTCAAGAGCCCCATCGATCGTCTCATCCTGATCGGCGATCTTTCTTTTCAGAAGCTCGTTCTCGACCCCCACGAGGGTCTGGTTCAAATCGGTCAACTTTTCACCTTTTTCAACTGTTGTCATCGCTCCACCTTCAGCTACCCTTTCGGGGCAAATGGGGCGAGAGTCCTCGCGAACTCCGACCCCTTGTTCAACTGCATGGCTGTAACATTCTCCACATTGTTTGGCAAATCGAAAGCACTCTCACGACCAGTCTGGAGGTACTTTAAATATCGCCGCATCAAATCAGGCATCGCGTTCTTGATCTCCCGCAGCGCCGGTCTCCAGTGAGCAACCTGCTGCTCCCCGTCATACCCGAACTCTGCACGGAGAATATTATAACCCACATCCTCATGCACTACAACACCCACTGCATTCGATGTCTTTTCGATGCTTACCTTCTGCGCGCCCGCGCGCCTGAGATCACTTTCAATCTGCCCCCTCCGCACGTAGATCCTGTCTGACAAAGCCTTCAACTCATCCTCTCGCGCATTCCTGGAGATCACCCGCGCGTGCAATTTCTCCGAAGGCACAGGGACCATGTGAGAAGGCCACGGGCCGTACGTCATCAGCACATTCACCCACTTGGGAGACTGATCCGTCGACTGAAAATAAAGAGCCTTGCCATCCATGTTATCCACATCAAGCATAAGCTTCTGATTGTCGAAATAAATTGACACAGCATCCATGTCCGAAGAGGCCCCATCGACAATCCCGATCCGAAGATTCTCGGCGTATGGAAACATATGCTTCCCTATCCGAACATCAGGAGCGCGGCGCTCCACCTCTCGGCGAACGAACGCAGCCATTGCCAAAAGGAACAGCATCCTCCCCCTCTCGATTCTCTTGGGCACATCTCGCGTCAGAGTATTCATCGTCTTCACAAAACTGTGCAGCCCATATATCGCAGGGATGGTAGACTCCATCGATAACTTTGGCTTTCGATATTTGTATCTCTTTGCCAACGACATCTCCTATTGAAACAGATCGGCAACCTTAAAGGTTGTCGTGTTTCCATGCCCACTCCATCCTGGAATTTCTATATACGCCTGCACTCGGTACTCTCCGACTTGATCGAAATCACCCGCGATCACTATGTATTTAATCTTCGTGGTTTCGTGCAAACTTCCAACCCACCGAACCTGTGTCCCGTCTGGCTTCGTCACGTCCAAGGCCACGAGCGTAGCCGTCGCAATATCGTTACAAACATCCACAACAATAGCCGTACCTATATCGCCAATGTAATAAATGTCAGGACCACTGCATGTGACATCGCAGCTCATTCACTCTACCTCCAGATCTGTTTGCGAAGAAATGTCCATCTGCATCGACACCTTCGACGCCTCGTCAATTGCCATTGAAACGCGCGAGGATAGCACAACAGATTGCGCTATGCTGGACACCAACTCAGAATCGCCAACAAGGGCGGAGGCTGTGGGTGTCAGATCTGATCCGTCTCCTGACATCTTAACACCTCATCAAATCATCCAAGAGGTACCACCTGTTTTTCAAACGTCCTCTTGACCCCTGGATTGTTCAGCTGATCGCGCAAAAGATCCATGCACGTCTCGCCCGATCGTCTCTTTTTATTGCATACCCCGAGCATCCCCTTACCACCAATGTCGACAGCAGCATCGGGTGGCCCCCCGCAGATGTAACAGAAGCTCGCAAGCTTCCCCTTCATCGGCCCCTCGTATTCAGGAAACGCCATCCCCTGCATCGGCCCACCACATGGCTTCGTGGCCTGGCATTGCCACGAACTGGAGTTCGCATCGTCATGCCCCCTGGCATTCCAGTATTTCAAGCACCATGCGCATACCGCGCTCATGCCATGCATTTTTATCGCCCGATCAACTTGGTCAAATTCCAACATTTTACACTTTCCTATCAGGAGTAAACTGAGTACGCTTCCGCACCTCCAGCTTGAACCCCACGTAATTGGGGGAATCAAGAACATACCCACCTCGTCCAACTTTTACAACATCCCACCATTCCCCAAAAAGATAAATTACATCCCCCTCCTTGGGCAACCTACCTTCGGCTATCGTCCCCTCCCATGCACACTCCCAGTGGTTACGAGAAATCTCTACGATCGCGTCGTACTCATACACGAAGCCCTCGGTCCTTGCCGTGGGCTGCCTGTTGTCCGACTCCTGGTACTCTATCGCACAGGGGAACGAGACGGGCTCCTGTCCGCCTCCAGTATCAGGGTAGAAGTTCCATGCCTCCGTGGACACCGAAGGGCTTCCCTGGGCCGAGGAGCCCCCAAAGAGCGGATCGTTCGTGGGCTCTCCATACAGAGCATCCACATTCTTGCCACGATTCAAAGAGTAAAACTCGCAGAGAGGCCCAGCCAGCTCGATACGTTCCTCTGCGAGCGATCTCAGATATGCAGCTTCTTCATCGAAATAAACTCGGGGCATAGACCAATTACTCCCTGTCGCCCTCAACCAATCCCGCCATGTCATTGATCCAATCCACAGCCTCGATCATCCCGCGCAGATCATCATCACTGATCTCCTCGTTCTTGATCCGCTTGCCCATGACCTTCGCGAGTCGGAATCCCATCCCCTTCTCACCGTCCCAGCAACGGACGTCCTTGCCCTTCTTGCGAGCGGCCCGCCCACACGGATGCTTGGTCGACGCAAAGTTGACTACCGTGTCACCCTTCTTCGACTTCTTAGCACCTGTATACTTGAGCTTCGTCTTACCCACCGCAAAGGATCCTCCGCCCTCGCCATCGATATTTTTCGCGCTCGAAAACTTGCCAGTCTTAAAGTGGTGGAACGGGTTGCCCTTCGTGCGCCCCTTCGGAGCGCCAGACACCTTCGTTCTCTCGACAAGGATCAGGTCCAGATCGTGCACCAATGACTCCATCGCCTCGTCGTTCTCTTCCGTGTCATCGATGTAATCATAGTACGCCAGCAAGGTCGCCTGGATGACCTCCGGCTTGTTGATCATGACGCTTGGCGCGATATGGATCGAGAACTGACGCTCGGAGATGTGCATCTTTACCTCTCCCGGTTCCAGGAGCCCCGTGTTGGTCACGAAGTCGTAAAGTATCTGAGCGTCCATCACGTTCTCGAAATTGAACGCGATCTCGGAATCTGATTCCTTGCCCTGCCACGGATGAAGAGTCTTTTTGTCCTTCATGTCGACCAACGGAGTCAGCGTCATCGACTGAGCCAGGTTGTTCTCAATGAGCTGCTTCGCGCGCGCACGCAGGACAGTATCATCCCTCGGATCCAGACCCAGAAGCACACGCTCCTCATCGGTCAAAATCCCGTCGACCTTTTTGGCCATCTCCTTGAGTTCTTTCATGTCCAACATTCGTATTTTCTCCTTGCGAACTGGAGTTCGCTACTCTGCAAAGAATCCAACAGGGGCCTGTAACTGCCTTGCTTTTTCTTCCATGTCCCCCTCGATCGCCTCGGCGTTCGCCCACATCGCATCACCGTCCATCGCGAACCCACCCATCGCCGACGGCTTCTCGGCGTACTTCATGCGAATAACCGCCAGCATCTTCATCGCCATCGCCAGGGCATAATTGCGAAAAACTCGCACTTCATAATTGGTCATGTAATCCATCAACATCGTCGTTGAGATATAGGTAATCAAAACACGAGCGCCAGCGGATGGCCTCGGCGAAATAACCACAGATCGCTTCGCACGATCCCAATCCCAATCCTTATCAGAAGACACAATCTGCTTCGCCATCTCCCGATACTGCATATACTGCACCAGAGAAGATAGCCCCTCTCCACCACCCCCATAGATGAAGGTGTACGGATTGATGTCCACGTCGGCCCAGGAAAACAAATTAGTAAAGCTCTCCGTCGATGACTCAAAAACAACATCTACCACGGAATCAATGTCAGGAGCAATCAACGCCTCGGCGTACTCCGTCGAATCGGTGAGCGTAAACAACACACTCTTGCACTGCCCCACCCACATTTGCCACCATTCCTTGGCGTCTCGAACCGCATCGTCAAGTTGCTCATCGGTCAATTCAACCTTGACGACACCCTTTCCGAGACGTCGACAAATCCACTCCTTGACCTGTGCTTCCGTGAATCGCACGGGCTACTCCTTCTTCGTGGGCTTTTTACCCGTAAGAACCTCAAACAAGGCATCACTGATTTTCTGCACCAACCCGAAAACCTCAGTTTCTGCAATTCCCGTCCGCTTCAAAGCCTTGAGCGCCGCGTCAGAGCACTCTCTAATCACTCCATTCAGCTGCCCCTCGTCCATGTCCTTTGTCGAAATGATAGCCTGCTTGATGTCATCGGGCAACTGATCGGTATCAATAGCAGAGTCAGGGTCGGCGACGGCATCTTTCTTCTTCTCGTCGTCCTTCTTTCCTGGCTTTTCATCGTCCTTCTTGTCGCCAGAATCGCCACCCTTCTTCCCCTTCTCGCCGTCCTTGTCCTTGTAATCATCGTCGGTAGCTTTGGGATCGAGTGGCTTCGCCCCAGTCTCCCCAGGGGTCGGATCTCCCGCCTCTCCCATGTCGATCAGCTTCTTCTGCACCCTTGAGTCCAGAGACATATCGTTCAGCTGATCCTTCACCACCGTAGGGGGAGGCCCCTCCAGCGACGCAAAGAGATACAGATTCTCTGCGTAAAACTTAGTGTCTCCGGTGGACTCCCGCACGATCAACCCGAACGGCATGACCGACATCACATGCCCAGTCGTAATGACGGAGCCCATTTTGGTCCTGACCTCGACACCCTCTTCGTCTCCAAATTTACCAGCAGGGATCGTGTTGTCCAACCGATTCTCGTGCTCCAACATGATATCTCCTAGCGATGCTTGTCATTGATGTGATCGATCATCCCGTTTTCTGTCTTGAGAATCTTCTTGTCTCCCGCTGCAAGACAAAGAAGACAACGGAATCGACCATCGTCCAATTCCTCGTACTCGGGCTCTTCTTCCTCCTCGGGATCGTCGCCAGAAGGCTCGACGTCGCCCTCCTGCTCATCGTCGACCACTTCACCCTCTGGCTCCTCACCCTCGGACTCATCGGGCTCCTCAACCGCCTCTGGATCGGCAGTCGCCAACTCCTCCTCGGTAGCTCCCTCGACAACCTCGACAACGGGCTCTTCGGCTGGCTCCTCTGGCTCATCGGGCTTATCAGATTTTTCAACCTCAACGGGCTCAACGGAAGTCTCGGGTATCTCCGGCTCCTCGGGTATCTCCGGGACTTCAGGTGTCTCTGGAACTTCAGGTGTCTCTGGAACTTCTTCCGCAACCTTCACAGCCTTGGGCTTTATTTCGACGATAAACCTGGCTTCAACCGTGGCGCTCATGTCGATGTTCTCGTCAACCTCTGTGATCTTGCCTGGGGTGAACGGGACCGTCACCAGCATCGTCACGTTGGGCTGTGTCCCCGGACGGACATCAAGCCGTGTTCCGATATGGGTACAGCGTTTGGTCTGCCGACGTGTCAGCATATATTTTTTTTTCAACATGAAAAATTCTCCTTCAAAAAAAGAGGCCGAGCCGGTTACTACCGACCCGGCCTCTGGGTTCATGCGCCTATCCGACGCCCTGTATCAACCCCTGACTACAGGGTCGTGGTCACAGATGGCAATCCAGTTACCGTGATCACGCCGTAGTACTCGTTACGCAACATGCGAGTGGCGTACCGAGTCCTCACGCCCTTACGGAACGTGAAGTCATTCGGGTCCAGGAAGGTCGGGGTGACCTGCAGCGGAATGTACGGAGCGTACACGTAGCCCGCGTCCAGGAAGCTGTTCCCCTTGAGTCCTACCAAGATCTGGTTGGGCTGCATGTAGGGGTCCTGGTAAACGGCGTACTTGCGGAGCAGCGTACCGATCCGCATGATGCCGTAGTTCGCCATGACAGGGCCATAGCTCGGGGACTGCACGTTCGACTCGATGCTCGCGTAGTCACCGTGTGTGGACAGCTGGTCCAGCAACCCACCAACGTCAGGAGACACGACGATGAAATTGGCCGGTGCGCGGCCAGAGGTCGTGTGAATCTTCGACGCTACTGCGCTGATCTGCGTGACCAAATGGCGGATGCTCTCCAGCTCTCCGGGGATGCCTGGAGCGTAGGTGTACGCGATCGAGTGCGCAGCACCATTGATGAGGTCAGTGATGATCTCACGGTCCACTTCCAGCATCACCTCATTCGAGAAGGTGCTGACAAGCTCTGCCTCGGCGTCGATGCCGTGCAGGGAACGAAGGTCATCCACCGCTTCCACCGTCCAGCGAGCCTTGAGCTTACGGCTCTCAGCCTTGACGGTGTGCAGCGCGATATCCAAGCTGATGCTCGGAATCTCTGCGCCATCGGTGTACCCGACCAACTCCCAGTTCACGAAGTACTGGAAGTAAATGACGGTATTGGCCCAGAAGTCCGACGCGCCAGCCGCAGATCCGAGTGGCGTGATCGCCCAGTTGCCCGTGGCGACAGCGAACGTTCCGACGTCGTTGCCGTTGATGTCGTCGATCAGATGCCCTGCAGCGTCCAGCGTGGCCTCAACTTCTACCGCTACAAGAGCAGCGTCCGCATCGGCGATACGGTAGAACGCCTTCACGTAGAAGGTGCGCTGAGCGTCGACAGCGGGAGTCCTGATCGGATTCCACTCTGTCACCGCGCAGTTTGCCGAGCCCTGGTTCAGGGTGGCCGAGGCCGCGCCAGTGTCTGTGCAGGCCGCGTCGTAATCTACAAACTCCGAACTGTAGTACTTCGCGAAGTTCTGGTTGATGTTGTCATCTTCCGCCAGCGCACCCGTGTAAGCCATGTCGGTCGGATCGTCAGTGACGCCGCCCTGCGGAATCTTCGTTCCCTTGCGACCGTCGTACTTCTTCTCATAAAAGAAGATTCCACCGATCGGCTGGGTCATCGGCTGAACCGATACGAGCTGGTTGGCGATCAGGTTGGGGAACACCCTCCGCAGGATCGGGAACACGAACTTCGTGAACGAACCTGCATTGGTGCTCAGGGTATCCTCGTGGAAAGACTTGATGTGTTCCATCTCGTTTTCCAGGAGGATCGCTGTGGCCTTCTTGGTGTAGCCACGGTCATGCTTGACAGGGATCCCTTCAAGCAGCTCTCCCCACTTGCCAACGCATGCGGCGGAATAGCTCTCGTCGTGAATCGTCTTCGGGCCTGCCTGCTCCAGGAGAGCCCTTGCTTCTGTACTTTCGTTGTCCATCATTTACTCCTCAGTCGTGGTTGTGACGGCTACTCGTTAATAAGTCCCGCCAATCGCTTCATGTAGCTCATGTCGTTACCCAGATCATCAGTCTTGCGACCCTTGACCCGAGCACCTTCATTGCCTTCACTCAGCACTTCCTTCTCCTGCCGCTCACCCGTGCCACGCTGTAAATCTTTACGCGCTGCCGCGAGTCGCTGCTCGGAGACATCCCGAATTCCCTGCTCCATCACCATCTTGTCAACCACGGCCTCGGAGGTAACGTCCTCCATGAGACCCAACAACTTTCTACCATTTGCCAATCCTACAACCTTGTCATGCTTGTAAGCCTCGATCTCGCTCTTATTCTGAGCCTCCTCGGATTCCTCCAGGGCTTTGGCGATATCTGTCTCGGCTTTTTTCGCACGGCTCTCAGCATCCTCTCGCTGAGCATCTGCCTCCATCCCAACATCTACAGCCTTCTTCAATTTAACGTTCAGCGATTCCACCCTCTCAGTGAGGAGGGACACCTTTTCGTTCATCGCCGCATTCTGCTCTCGCAGCTCGGCCTCTTCCTTGGATACCATATCCTCGTCGGCCCGCTCGGGCAGATCCGAAAGGATCGCCGCAAGCTTCTCCTTGGCGTCGTCAACATCGGAGAACTTGTGTTTTGCCACCAGCTTCCTGATCGATTCCGCCATCGGATGACCGCCAATCTCGCGCTCGATGTATTCCATGCACTCGGCCTGCACCGCGCGCTCTTCGTTTTTCTCTGCCGCATCCTTGGCCTCGGATACCTCAAGGTCCTTTGCCTTGGCAGCATCCAACACCGCCTTCTCGTCCGCGTCTGCACGGAACGGAGCAACCATCTCCCAGATGGCTGCCAGCATCGCCTTTGATCCGCCAATCTCAGGATCGGATTCGAACTCCTCCCGCAGGTCACTCGCAAGCTCCTCCTTGGCCTCCAACAGGCTCTCTACAAGCTGCTTCTCGAAAGACTCGGACATTGCCTCGCGAACACGATCCTCGGCCTCCTTGACCGCCTCGTCGACGCCCTTGTTGACCTTGAGCTTCGCCTTCTCGATTGCATCCTCTTGCAAGGTGGCTGCAACCCCAGGGAACTCATTCAGGAACAACTGCGCGATGTCCGGCTGGTCACTGTCGACATCCTCTGTGAAGATGTTCGGGAACGCCGTCTTGATTGCAGGATCGGCAACGAAGTCCCAGGTCTTCAACACGAAGTCATCCTGGACAACCTCGCCCTCAACCTTGGAATCGGTCGATGTGCGCGTGGACCCATACCCCCGAGAAGAAATGCCGATCTGCACTTTCGACTCGATCAGGGCCTTGAGAGTCTTGCCCTCTGGGGTATTAAGGATCTCGCACTCGCCAACGATAATGCCATCCTTGATCTTGAGATTGGTGATGAGGTGCGAAACACGCTTCAGGGAAGTCTTGCCATCGGTCGGATGGTCCAGCTCCCCCAACACCCTTCGGTTTGAAAGATCCTCCGAAAGACGATCAATCTCGCGCGTCATCAACTCTTCCCTGTAGATACGACCGTTTTGAGTTGCCACACCAACCCGTCCAAACTCTCCACGTGCAAAGAGCTTTTTGACACCATCAGCACCTACCGCTTCGGTAAGTGTAAGATTCACAGGATTTGATTCGATCAACAGATTCGGCATTATATCACCCTCTTTTGCCAGTTTTGCCTCGCCACCGACGGATCGATGTTCGTGCAATTGGGTTCCGATCAAGTTTCCGCTTGGCTTCCGGGGAGACTCGTCTATCCGTCTTTTTCCCATCGGGCCTAGCGGATTTCTTGAGTGACTCAAAACCTACCAACTCCTTACGCCCCGACGACGTCCCAGCGCGACGTCGCCACTTTGCCTCGCCGAGACGATTCGTCAGTTTCCCGACATGCCCTCGCCACCGATCTTGTCCAGGCTCTTATGGATCAGGGAGAGCACCGGCTTGATCTCTGCGATGAACTCGTCCTCGTCCATGACGTCCTCGTCCAGGCGTCCAGCCTCCCATGATGCAGAAATATACTCATAGGATTCCTCAAGCACCCGAGTCACAGCCTCGTCCAGGAACTCCTCAGAGAGCAGCTCCAGAATGCCACCTATGCGATCGAGCATCTCGTCGCGCACGGTAACGCTCTCCATGTTGACATCCTCGACGAGAGATGCCAGCTCCACTGCGAATGTGGACTCTTCCCCTTCGCGACGTGCGGCCCAACGGGACGACTTGCGACCGGAAGTCTTGCCCTTGCCCGACTTCGACCAGCGACCCTTTTTGCGCTTCTCCTTGGAGAGCTTGCCAGCACCACCCGCTGCTTTCGCTGCACGAATGCACCTGCGACCGCTGGGGTCCTTGGAGTCTTTCCTTGTGCCGGGAGGACACTGGAAGGAAGCCTTCTTCGACATGCTGCCCGCTCTCGAACGGCGAGTTTTCTTCGCAACAGCCTCGGCAACCAGGAAGTCGACAACTTCCTCGGCACGCTCCTTCAACTCATCGGAAGCATCACCGGGAAGACTCTTCTCCTTGAGGCCGTCCAGGATTTCCTCGACATCCTCAACCTCCAGGTTTTCAAACTGAAGATCCATGACCGCGTCGAACAGCTCGGCGTTGACGGAGGGAGCGTTCAAAGGATCGACACCCTCATCCGCACCATCACCGTCGCCCTCGCCATCCTCGTCGTCCTCTTTGCCCTTGGCCTCGTATCCACACTTCGGGCACTTTCCATCCTTCATCTTGGTTTTGCACTTCGGGCAAAGAGCATCCTCTTCGGCCAACGCAGCACCATCGTCGTCCTCGGTCATTGGCAACCCACCAAGAACCGCCTGCTCTGCCATGTTGAATCCAGTAAGCCCAAGCCCCTTCATGTCTTCTTCCAGGGAGGTCTTGACGTTTCGTTTTACCATTTTCCTACTCCTCGCTGTTGTTGTGCTGTGACCGGGTTTTTATGTACGCCGTCACAACAGCCATTGTTTTTGCTCGCTCAGCCAGCCTGTCATGTGCTTCCGCCATACGCCCGACATCTTCGGTTCGCATCAACTTTTCGGCCTTGCTGAGCAAGCCACCTATGGCCTGCGCTTCAACTTTCAACGATTCGCAGATAGCACGAAAAAACTCATCTCGATCTTGATCAAACACCATCTGAGAGCATTCGTCAACCATCTCCGTTACAAGGCTGGTGACGAGAGTCAACGCTTCACGCAATTCTTTCTCGAATTTGTAAACTTTAGATGATGCTATTTTTGCAAACTTTGTGGTGGAGAAAAGAGCCTCAATCTCGCGGATATTCCCATACATAGCGGTTCGGACCTTCTCCTGGTTCGCCTCGTACATGTTGAACCACACGGAAGATTCGATGGCCTCATCAATCTGCCCGATAATATCCGACACCCAATAAATCTCATCCCTGGACAGAAGCTGCGTAACCTCGCGAACTTGAGTTCGCGGTACTTTTTTACCCGATACCATGGATTCCACGATCGATTTCAGACCACCCGCGACGAAACACGGGATGTTCTCATCCTCAATAACCGGAATTTCCTTCGTCGGTTTTGCGGTGACGCCGGTCACCTCGCCACCCTCTACGGTGTACTTTATTTTAAGCACCTGCCCATCGCCATCTACAGCGTAGGCATGGCCTGGGTGCGTAGCGAGAACGCGAACGGGGGAATCCCCAAAATGCTCAGCGATCGCGCCTTTTACAACCAACGCCTGGTGTTCCAAGCTGCCTGTGAATTTCTTATCGATTGCAGAACCTTGGATATACATCATCAACCCCTATCCCGAGATAACCCGTTTCCTGATGGTCTTATTCAATTTGGCCATCTTGGACTCAAGCCTCTCAAATCTTTTTACCACCTCTGGAAGAGTTTTACTAGTTTCTTCGAACACCTTCTTCAAACCAATCAGCTCATCGCTCATATCGGACTCTCCCATCGGGGGAGGCTCATCTCCAATTTGTGGCATCTCCTGCAACTCAGGATACATCCGCATAATATCCGCCTGAGTACCCGCATCTCTCTTCGCTTCCTCGTCACCCTCTTCAGTCTTGTCACGCCAGATAAAGGCTGCGTCATCCTCGGTGAAGTGGAAGATATGCTTCAACACCCACGGCTTGCTTGTCCACTCTGCCATCGACGACGCCAGCGCCGCCTGCGCGTTCATCACCTCGATCTGCTGCATCTCAAAGATTGCGCTCGGCACGGACATTTTGATCTGCCAGGCAACGGAATCTGGATCGATGTTTAACGCCGCCAGGTGAATGCGGACCACCTTCCGCACTCCCATTATAAACTCGCGCTGCACCCTCATGCATGAGCGAGCAAATCTCACATCCGCCTGCGACAATGAGCTGCTTGTTTCTTCAGCACTTTCCCCAAGCCCGAGATAGCTCTTGGGCACCTTGACGGCAGCGATCAACTTCTTCTGGAAGTACTCGACGTCGTCCATCATCTGAACATCAGGTCCCGCGATAACCTCTATCCGCGTGGACTCCTTGCCGCCCCTTGTCGGGATCCAGAAGTCCTCTGCGGGGTTCAGCGGATTGTATTTAAAGTCGAGCTTGCCAGTCGCGGGATCGATTAATTTCTTTTTCTTGAATCCACGCTTCACTTTTTTGACAAGAGCCATCGCCTCCTTGGGAGGCAAGTCACCAGTGTCGACGTAGAATGCATACCGCCCAGGAGCCCGCGTCAGCTTCTGCACCAGGGCAGTGTCCTCCATCATCTGCAAGCGCTTCCAGACCCAGCGAGCAGAATCGAGCACGCTGTACCCGTACTGCGCGCGCATCATCTTCGAGCGCAATCGCCAATGCACCACCTGCCAAGGATGGAAGAAGACCAGCTTGGCGCGCCGACCTGCCTCCTCAGCATCGGGCAGGCGACTCTTTGACATCGCCTCAACGACAGCCTTGCGGTTGAATCCGAACGCACCAGTAATGTCCTGCACGAACCCGATCAACGATCCCTTCTCATCTACAATGCGACGCATCGTCGCAACAGGTAACCAGTTCAGACCAACGACACCGATCTCATTAACAAGAATCTCCGCGAAGCAATTGCCGTACTTGCACATCGTCCGAACGGCAACCCAAATGTCTTCCTCGATCCTGACACGACGATGAAGGCAATCGTCAATGACGTCGCGGATTACCCTGTCCTGGGAAATCCCCCAGATCGTCTTACCGTGGATGCTGTCAGGGATGGTGCTGTCGTCTGCGAAAATATCCAGAGCCGCGCTCGTCTCGATATAATCGTCCATGTTTTCATAATCGGCATAACGAAGCATGAGGTCGTTATCGATAGAGAGCATCTCGCTCAAGTCCGAATAACCACTACCCCCACCCTCGTCCCACGGAGACCCTGTCGACGTTGGTGCTGCTCCCGCAGAAGTACCACGGGCCTCATCAGCGACCTTGCTTTCCTTGTCGCGACCAACAAAAGTTTTTATCCAGTCACGCCATGCCATGCGTTAGTCTCCAAACAAAATGGGCATAAAGTCCAAGTCGTCCATCGCCTCTTCCGCCATCTCCATCGCGTCATCAATGTCAATCTGCGATGTTGGAATCAAAGGGCTCACCCATTCATGTTCATGCCTACCCTTTTTGGGGGTATCAGATCCAAGGCCAATTGGCAAGCGAGCTGATCCCTGCAATAAACCATACACCACTCCAGCCATCGCGTCACTAATATCCTTACTTCCAGCCTGGAGATGGTCAATCTTGCCCTTGATGCGATCATACTCAAGAGCCTTCAGCTCCTCGATGAAAGGCTCATATTTGTGGTACCGAATCCGATCCTCGTAAATGGCGCTCTTCAACTCATCGTACGGATCGGTCTTTTCATCCATGGAGATCAACTCGCAGTGGATCCCCCGGCGCTTCACCTGCTGATGCATCTCCACATACTGATACTTGTCCGTACTGAACCCCATAAAATTATATCCGTGGGCCTGCAGCTCATAAACAAGCCTCCGAATATCAGGCATGTAAATCTGCTCTCCACGGGGCGGGTTAATCCGCAAAACAATATCGATGTGATAAAACGGAGCGTAGTCAGTATAGCGAACCCCCTCCGACCGTCTCACCACCTCCACCCACCGCGCGACATGCCCTACAGCAAACCCAGTGGCATCCCCAGACGTCGAGGTGTCGATGTGGCACCAACGCAGCTTGTTGGGGTTAACCACGGGAATGAACCCATCCTCCGTGTACCCGCCAGGGATGCGCCGCTCGAACTTCTTGCACATCGTCCCCCACTTGAATCCCCCAGGGCCACCAGAGGTCCATTCCCCCAGCGTAAAAGCATGCGGAATGTTCTCGTCTGCACACTTATCCACAGCGTCCACCCTCTGGATGAACGCAGAGATCGCCTGCGTGGAGATGCCCGCAATATCACGAAGGGCGTTCTCAAGATCGGTCTCAAAGTCAGCAAGGAATTCGATCGGAACATCAATGAGCCAAGCATCATTCTCTTCGAGGTATTTATCGGTGACAAGATCGTAGTCCTCTTCCACTAAAATCCGTGCCTTGATAGAAGAGGCGGAGCAGATAACCCAGAACTTCTCGCCGCAGAAATCTGTTTCAGGCTTCGCCGTCCATGGGGTATGATCGCGCACAAATACCTGCGGGTCATTCATGCTCTCTCGGATCTTACGCTCGGTAAAACTCTCCAGCGTAGCCGCCGACGAAGCAAGGATCACCATCCCAGGAAAATCACCGCCAGCCTTCTGGAACCTCGATTTGATACGACGCAAAATGCTCCTGTACACCTTCTCCACAGGATCGAAATGCGCCATCGTCTTGCGCTGCCCAATTGCCGTCGTGATCTGCTGGGCCTTGCGCACGGGTGGGAAGTTTGTCTCGTCAAGTCCGCAACAGAAAATGTTACTACCGAGGATCCTTTCAGATCCGTAAGACCCAACTATCACCCTGATATTGTTAGGGAAAACCGTATTCTCTTTTGAAATCCTCGGCGCAAACTTCTCCATGAAATACGCAGACTCACGGATCTTGTCATCCACTGCTGTCTTCATGATTTCCCGCGCCAAAATCAAGTTCTTGGAGATAAGGGGAATCACCATCTCAGTGCCCGACGAAAGACCGAACGTCTTCTGGGGATTCACGAGGCATGACAATTCATACAAGACCCTGCACACCGCAATGGACAGACAAAAGGTCTTCCCCACTCCGATGGCTCCTGTCGTCACAAACTCCCGATACGGAAACTCGAAAAGATCGATCATGTCCTTCCGTAGCTCTGGGTACAACGTCGAGCATGATTCGCCCAGGTAGTACGGATCCTCGATGAACTGCTCCATCGTCACGGGCTGCGTGTGATACCGATGTTCGAGGATCGTCTCCGTCACAGCAGTCTGCTCAGCAGGATCAGCATCGATCATCCCAAAGAACAACTCCTGCTCCTGTGGGGTCAAAGTAGAAACAAGATCCCCCGTTCTCATTTCAATTTCATCGGAGGTAAGAACCGACTTCTTGCGGCCATGCTTATTGGTAATAATCAAGGCTTGCCTTTGCCCTTATTCCTTGACGACCATCGCTGCTCCGTGTTCCCACGAACGCTTGGCTTTATAGGACCAGGAGGAAACTTCCCCTCTCTCTTGCGAGCAGGCTCCAGCTCAGGGTTTTCTGGAGGATCTTTTCTCGGCAACAAAGAATCCTCCGTCTCTGGCTCGGGCTCATCGTCGGGATCGAGAGCCTCCACCCTTTCATCGTACTCATCCTCCATGTCATCGGCAGGCTGCCCTAAATTCTCGCCCTTGGGCATGAAGCCCGCGTCCTGCCCCGCGCCCTCCTCGTCGACGGGCACCTCCCCCAACTCCTCCCCGTCGGGCACGTCATCGCCGTCCTGGGCCTCGTATTCGACATCCACGATTCCGGACCTCTCCTCATCGGACAGATCCATACGATCCGCAACGTCCATGGGGGATCCATCCAGGTCGCGCAGATTCCCAGCCCGACGGATTGCATTGAGCGCAGCAAGCACGCGCCCGCGAGACACCGGATCGTTGAACGCCTTGGCAGCGCCCTCCCCGTACTTGTTCTTGATGTATTCGATCCGCTCGGCAGAAACAGTAATGGTCCCCAAGTCTCGCGACCCCACGAGCCCCAGATCCATCTTGATGCCGTGCATCCTCATAATGATATCGCGCATCGACTTATCGATCTTGTCCACCTGCGGATCGATCGTGTCAGTCATCCTCTCCTTCGCGTGCGCCACATCAAATCGGTACTGCATCGCAAGGTACTGATCCTCCAGGCGCTCCAACTCCCGCATTTTGTCAGCGAATTTTCTCTCAGCATCGATGAACACACGGGGCAACGTCGAACGCACCAAGCCGCCCTCTCGCAAATCCTGCCTGTACAGCTTCAATGATTCGATCAAGGACGTTCGTTTGATATCGCGATACTCGCGCATCCTGTCTTGGATGTAAGTCGCCACTGCAGCTGGGGGGTATCCCGCATATAGCATTTCCTGGACCTGATCGAAACACTTCAGCGTTTTGATCTTTACGAACTTTTTAATCGCCGCCTTAGCCATCTTTCAACTTCCCACTAAAAGCACCTAACAACTGTCTGCGATTATTCTTCTTCCGTGGCAACACCCGCAGCCGCTCTCCCTTTACCCTATCTGGTTTGAGCTTTTTTTTCAAACTCTGCCTTTCCTCCTCCTTTAATTTACTGACAAGCAGATCGATTCGCTTGGTGGCTCGCTTCTCTGACGCCTGCTTTTCCTCGTAACTCTCGGGCTCATCTCCCATCAGCCCAACAAACTGCCCTGTCTTCACCCCGAGAACATCAAGCATTGCCTCGTCATGACCTACGCTGGCCACGCAGTAATAACTCGGGACGTCTGGCAACGCATCATCCACACCGATCCTGGAGATCCTCGTCTCGCACTGGCTGTTTCCAGTTATGGAAACTTTTCCATTTCTCCTAACGACAAGAGTCCCCATATCATTACTCAAACACCACACACGCTCTCCAGGGAGGATAGAACTATCAACCCTGAACGCATTCTCCCGCATGGGACTATCCTGTAAATACGCATCATCTCGATCGCTAATATGAATGTCATAGGCGAGCCGCCCAGCAGATGTCCTCGACTTTCTTGTTGATATATTTGCAGAGAACCCCCTTCGCACGCACAAGGATTGGAGCCTCTCAAGCATCGTAAGGTTTATGCTTGTTATCTTTCTGACGCTTGAATTCCATTTCTTTTTTGTCCCGTCCCCGAGCCATATGCCATGAATAAGACAATCCAATTGCTCCCTTGTGCAATCCTCCAACAATGGACTGAGATCCTTGTCGATATACTCCTCGACATCCTTCCATCCCTTCATGGGCTTTAAATGATCCAGCCTACTCCTTCTCCGTCCTTGCGGAATCCCGTACCAGTACATCCCTCGAACTTCATTCACCCACCATTGAACACCAGCACCATTCAAGACAGCGACGATATCTTTATTCCAAGGCTGATGTTTCGCTTGGTAAATCGTAAGCTGCTTTCCGTTAAAACTGCCATCGCTCACAAAAAGACCAATCAAGCGAAGCTCATCATCGGAAAGATCCACCCCAATTGCACTCTGGAACCCACAGACAGGAATATACCGCCTCTTCACACCAGACAAGTTCTCGGCTGTATCCACCCACCATTCTGACCTCCTCGTCCCTCGCATTGTTCTCCTGTTACTACGACAAACCATCCTGTGATCACCAGTCACGAGCAAGTCTACCGTCTTCGTCTTTACCCTGTACATCTTCTCGTCACGGCCAAGGACGCGATCCACTTTCCCCTTAGCAACAACCCATTCCACACCTCCGCTTGCTACGTCAAAACCAGCAACGGGATCCCCAATGCCAACACCATCAACCCCCACAAACCCATCCCTTGTCAAAACTTCTGTTTTAACGTCAAAACAATGTATTGCAGGACTCCAGTCCAGCTCCCCAAACACACACATCGTAGCGCGGTGTTGCAACCCATCCAGACCCGACGCCGAGCGTAAACTCAAAAGGCCCAGATCCGTTTCTCCATCCATATACCTCCGCAAACTATTATCCTTCTGGTTTGTCGTCTGCTTGCCGGTGAAGATCGCGGGCTTATATTCGCTGAGCCGATCCTGGTAAATATTATGGACAGCATGATGCCACGCATACACCAACGGTCGCTCCCCAGCCTCAATCAAACTGGCTGCAAACTCGGCAACATAGCCAGCCTTTGCAAGCCCCGCAGCTTGCCGAGACTCCTGATCGATCGCCCTCGCCAGCTGCCCTTTGATGTGAAAACTGGCACCCTCGTACTCCTTTGCCTTGCTACGGACAGCACCTATGAGCCTGTCATACAGCAGCTCATCGTAGTGCAGATCCTCCACCTTGCGCACCACCTTGGGCAGATCTATCGACACCTCATCGTCGGTGGCCCTCCTCCTCAAGAGCAATCCCTCCCGCGACAGGTGCCCGTTCAGTGCCTTCGGATCAGCAACGATCCTCTCCCCGTACCCCATGCACCACTCGCGCGTGAACGCCTCCTCCGAGCCCAGGGAGTGGAAATCGATCGCGTTCATCACCGACCAGATCTCTTTCCCGTATCCATAGACGGGCGTCCCCGACAACCCCCACACGTTGGAAGAGGTTTCCGATATCAACGATGCCGCAGAATACTTCCCAGTGCCCGTGTGCCGAAGCTCTTGAACCTCATCATACAGGATGGTTTTGAATTGACGCTTCAGGAGGTACTTTTGCCACCACGCAATCAACCCGTAATGAATGATCACAAACGGCGTGGTGGGGATCCTATAAGGAGTCCGCGTCTTCAGTATCGGAGCAAGGGCCTCCCCGCGCTTTGTCGCCAGCTCAAACGGCGTCATGTCCCGCTGCCCCTTCAGGCCGGGAAGATCAAACAGCATCCCAATCATCCTCTGCCACTGCTTTTGGACATGGGTTTGACACACGATCAGCACGGGGTATTCGTTTGCCGTGGCAGCCGCCGCAAGACCGCTCCACGTCTTTCCGAGCCCCATCCCGTCCCCAAGCACACACCTGCGATTGGACGTCATGAAGGTTACCGCAGACTCCTGGAACGGAAACAGCTTCCCCAGGAAATCAGCAGGGGGCTGCGTGCGCCGACGATCAGCCCCCGACATACGACTATTGATCTGCTCGACCGCAGATCTGCGCGCCTCGTCCAACACCCCCTTGCACTGCTTCACGTTCACAGGAAAACGCATCAGCAGCCAGTTCAGATCTGCCACCTCACGACGGGTGTTATGAAACTCCAAAAAACCACCACCCCCACGAGTCACCTGCGCGCCTGGAAAGATCCTTTTCGCATACTCCAACAGGAGGGGTTCCCCGCTGAGTTTGAACATGCCCGTCTTGTTGTGATAGGTCAGGCTCCCATAGACATGACCCTCCAGGCTTGGCTTTTTCAGATAGTCAGGAATGATCATGTGGTCAGCCCCCAGTTCTTGGAGAGCGCCACGTACTTGACTGGCTTCCCATGCGCCTCGCCGATATGATGAACCAAGCCCCTCTCGCTCACCAGCACGACAGCCTTCACCTTCTCCCCAGATGCATATCGCTGAACCTGCGCCGCGACCGTCCTCGTGTTCGGCTTCCCTTTTTTGACCTCGATCACGATCCCACCCTCCACCAGGAAATCCACACGACACCTTGGAGCAACTACTACCTCCAGCTCAAACGAAATGCCAGCCCCATCCAGCACCTTGCGGATCTCGTCAACAACATCCGATTCCAATCGCACGGGAGGAAGGTGGATGCTACGGACAGCCGCCAGCACCGAATCCAAGAGAGAAAGCTCGGGTTGCTGATCCATCGATCCTCCTGCGAACTGCAGTTCGCCTCATCTCTCCAACGTTGGCAATTTGCTGTGATTAACAGCGATAAATTTCCGAAGTGCTCCCGTCCTCAAAGGAACCGAACAGCTTGGGCAAGGATCTCCCACTCCTAAATCGCCAGGATTCTTAGGATCAACCTTGCAATTCGGACACACAACCTCGTACACGGCAGCGAACGCACCATGCCCTGTCCGCTCGTCGATCCCGAAAATGCCATTCAACACGCCGAGGAATCCCACAGCGTAGATGTCACGACCCCCCACCTCCACAGGCTCGTCCTCCTCATACACGTCGTGGACAGATCCTGGATGACGCACCATCCCACACTGGATCTCTGGGTCCTTCGCCAAGACCTCATTGCACTCGACCTTGGCCTCCCGCAACGCAGCCATCGCCTTCGGGTCGGCCTCCAGCGCACGATTAAGCACCTTCAGCACGTCGAATATGTTTACATTTTCACGGATTGACATCTGCTACCGCCTATCTGTCAGGTTGGGACCAACCTTATGCTCTTCCTCAGCGGTCTCCCTCGCGACAACAGGCATATCCATCAGCTCATTCACGCGCTCATTCATCTCGGGAGAATTACTCCCCATCTCAAGAAGCTCCCTCTTCAGACCATCCCTCTGCATGATAACCTCTGCGAGCTTCAGCCCCGTGGACTCCTGAAGAGCCATCCTGTGAGTGATATTGTGAGCCCGAACTATTCGCAACTCATCATCAACCATATCCAACCTCTGCCGCAGCATCTCGTTATCCTTGCCGACAGCCGAAGCCTCACTTGCCAGACGAACGAACTCCTCCCTGCCGATGTACACACTGCCGCCAGACCCAAACCGTGCGTCCATCAGCACCGTCACGAGGGTCGACATGCCGATCTGCTTACGCTTGAACTCATGCACCTCGTCTTCCATCCGCTTATGAAGCTCTCGGATCTCCATCAAAAAACGATCCTTCTCATGCTTCCATTCGAGCCGCTCCTGCACCTGTCCAAGCAGAACCTTGTCAGAAAGATTCGAACCCACCGCCCCATCATCCTTGCTGACATCCTGATCTTTTTCTTCGCTCATTTTTCCATCCTTTTCTTTAGCGTCTGGATGCGAATCCACGCATCCCTGTTCCATTTTGCATCGGCGAGCGCATGGTGCGCAGCGTGGGGTTCAGGAGGAAGCGCGGACCTCTTCAGCCCCAAACCCACCATCTCCTGCTTGATGTCCAATGTGTTCATCGGCATCCCCTCTGGCAGATCGATCATCCGTCCAAAGATCCAGCACAACAGCACATGATCGTAGGCTGAGTAATACCCCCACAGCTCAACAGGATCGGCTTTTGACGGCTTCAAATACTCAAGCAGCTTATCCCTCAACTCATCCCGATGGAACGCCTGTACGCCAGGGTGAGGCCCGAAGTCCCAGACAGGAGGCATCTTGGACAGCACGTTCTGCTTCACCCAATCATTTGCCCTGTCGATGTTCGCATCCAGGCTGATCGCGTAGAAGGAACTATCCGCCGACTCGTCGATCACACCGATCGATATCAAGTCCAGGAAACCAGGCTCCTCCATAAACTCGCAGTCATAGAAAAATCGTCTAGCCATGAACACCCACCCTTCCCATCACAAAAGCGATCGTCGCGATCTTCGCAACACACTCATCGCATTCATAGATCACATCACCGCTCAGCGTCTCCCTCGTGCGATCCGTCTCGTTTGAACACCTCACGGATTTCATCGTCTCCGGATCGAGCCATGTCTTTTGACACCTTGCCACGCTACTCCTCTTCTTCCTGCGAACCGGAGTTCGTGCCGTCCAACGATTCGATCAGCTGAACCCCATGCGCCGTGTTTATGAATATATTCAGCAGTTGATGACCAATCCCGAACCGAACCTTGTTGACGCGGAGACTATCAAAAATATCACCATCCGCATGTCTCTTGCACGCCGCCATCCAATCACAAACCATCTCAACCACGGAAAATAGATCCATATTCTCCATCTCTTCCCCGTGCTCGGGGTGATGATCATTGTGCGCGTAGTGATGATGGAGGGCCTCCCCCAGCTCCTTCAACGCCGCCTTGTACTCATCGGATCCGTAGGTCATATCACGCAGCTTCGGAGTCATGCGAATGAAGATCTCGCGCTCTGGACTCTCCAGCTTCGATGCATCGTGGATCATCGCTCTGCGCATCAGCTCCTGCGCAAACAGGATCATGTTGCGCGCGACCTCCTGCTGATGCTTGCGGGTTTCATTTTCAAAAAACAGTTCTTCTCGGTCCATTTCTTCAGCATCCATCTTTCAACCTTTCAACAACAGTTACAAAAAACTACCCCTCCCCACTATCCCTCCATCCCCCTTTAATGTTTTTTATCGACGCGCAACCTGTAATCATTCTCATCAATAGCAACAGCGATATCCTTCAGGGTATCAACATCACAATGAAGATTCGCATTATAAAGAAGAAGCTTCTTCTCTATATCTATTAAATCATCCACCCTCTTCCTCTGAATATCATAAACTTCTTGCAACTTTCCCATCCTGTCAGCCCTCCTCGTTCGTCCCAACATTCTGATCATTGCGAGCCATCACGTCCAGCACGATCAAATCCAGATACTTCACGTCGCTGATCTGACGAACGTACTGCTGGTACGCTTTCATCTGCTTGCGCCCATAATTATCCACGGTCACCTTGATGCAAGCGTACGGCCTTCCGTCGTCGGGATCCCATTCGATCACCACCTCCGACACTCCGACCACCTCGAAGTTCTTTATCACCGCATCAATATGCGCATCGATCGCGCAACCCCAATCCTGGACGTTGGCCATCACCTTACGGTTCTCCTTCAGCTCACGCCGCAACTCGTCATTCCTCAGCTCCATAGCACCTGTCAACTCTTCAACTGTGATCATCTCATCCTCCTTGTTTTATTTTCGTCTCCAGCCAGCACGATGTGCAATAACAATAACCTCGCAAAGCATCCGCGCAGCATCCCCAGTGAGAGCCGTCACGTTGTCATCCGTCGAGTGGTAAATGTTTTCCTTGGCCCCCATGTCCTCAACTGCAAAGTGCCAGTCCCCGAGCAGCTCCGCACCACACGCCTCGCACCTATCGCCGCCACCCGCGTTCTCGTGCTGACACGAATCGCAATCGCTAAAGCCCATGCCCTCCACGTGGCCCATGTACTTATCTGTGGTCTGGAATAAGCAATCGTTTTCAGGATCGCCCTCCCACTTGAACTTGCCACCAGGACCGTTGAGCTTCTCCTCTGCGATTAATTTCTCGACCAACCGCCACGCCTCTACCGCCATCGCAACCACCGCCCTATCGGCAAACATCTCGATGAGGCTTTTTTCTGGCGACATGGACAAAAACTCAAACGTCACCTTGTGCTCATTCTTCCACCAGCACCCATTGTGCTCGTCAAACATCCACCCGCAAAACGACAATGAGCGCATAAGGCACTCATGAAATGTCGGCACTGGCAACCTATACACGAAGGCCGCGATCTTCCTGGCCTGCATCGCGGCCACGCTTCCCACTGTGATCCCCACCTCACCCTTCTTCTTTGCCTCCCCCAACACGTCCATGATCATCATCGGGAAATTTGCCACATCCGCACACTCACGGATCGCCTTGTCCGCAGCCTGGTTAAAATCGGATTCGTTACATTGTTTGCAATCGACAAGAATGGGAAGCAACTCCTCCATCTCATCTCGAATTCGATAGAACAACGCCTCGGGCTCATCACCTATCCATCCACGCTCCCCACGCTCCTCGTCGTGCTCTCGAAGCTTCTCCTCCATCACCAATGCCAAACGAATGATCGGGGCGCGGACATCGTCGATCGTCAACTCCTTCATCTCTTCACCTTTTCTTTCGCATATCGAATGCGAGATTTAATTCTCTTCTCTTCAGCTGACAACTTTTCAATCCGACAATCAAGATCCCTCACCGTCTCACGACGATAATGGAGCTGCCGTTCCTTCATCGCATATTGCAGCAGCACTTCTATTGGGTCCAGTACTTTCTTGCAATCCCTGCATTCTATCTGACGCAGATCGGGATCGAGAATCACCCGCAAGTGCTTACACCCACAAAACACCCGCTCCTTGATGCCCAGATTTATAGCCCCAAAATCTGGCTCTACGAGATCGCCACCCTTCTCCTCTTCGTCGTTCATCATTCCTTGTCCATCACTACGCCGGTCGCTCTCACGCACGCACCACAGTAGGTCGTCCCCTCGTCAGAGGAAACCACCTCCCTGATGTGGTGGCCGCACCCCATGATGATATCGGAGCCCAGTCGTTTCCTGGGCACCTCCTAGCACTCCATGTTGATCCCGCCCTCCTCCAATAGAGAATCAAGAGAAGACCCAACGCGAGAATTCCCCGCCAAGTAACTCATCAGGAAACCGCTCGTGTCTGTTATGGTGAGATGGCAGACGGACGGATCGTGATCGTCGGCATACGCCTCGATCTTGAAATCTGGCATCGGTACGACGAGATCCCCATCTTCGAACGCCCGCCTTATCCGATCCATAAGCACCTGCTTGACATCGTCCCAGCATCTCATTTCGCTCATCTCCGTGCCCCCCGATCTATCGGCTCAGGCTTCTTCGGCAACTCCTCTACGGGCTCATACGTCATCTCGAAGATGTCTGGCTTGCAAGGATATCGCTCATTTTTGACGTCCGTGATGATCCAGTCGCCAGGACAAACGGTGTGCCCACCTTCGAGCGTATCGATCCATCCGTGGGCGTGCATCGTGAACCTGCAATGCTCACACACACGCGCCCCGTCCAGATCCGGGGTGCGGTAGTACCGAACTACCTTGCCCTCGAACAACTCGCCGTCAGGCATTCCTTGGAGCTGAACAGATTCATCAGCGGGGTGATCTCCGTTCTTGAACCACTGATGCGCCTCGATCTCCACTGGTTTCTTTCTAAATTTCGACGTCTCACCCCCCCCTGCAACACGTGCTCGGGGAACCGTCAGAGGACCGGCGTCTCGACTTGCTTCGAGATTGGTCTTCAACACAACAATCTCATCAAGACATTCTCTCACTACCTCACCCCCAGGATCGGGCAACAAAAAAGATGCCAACCTCATTTCCTTGATCTTTGCAGAGTCCATCAGGACACGTACTGAGCGAACCGTTTCGCCGCGAGCTTTGCCTGGGCCAGCGTCTTGATCTTGACCTTGCCGCACTTCACGAACGGAGTATTCTCGCTCTTGATCCACTTCTCCGCGAACAGCATGTCACCAATGCCGAAGCCTACGACCGCACGATGGCTCCACCCATACCACTTCTTCTCCCCCTCGTTGAATCCGATGGAGCAGCAGTTACCATCGCCCGCAAGCTGCACCTGTCGAATTCCCATCTTTTTACACAGGATCCGCGCCATCCTGGCGTCGCCCATGTACTGACCGTTGTAGTCGGAGTAACAGGATACTATCTCGAAGTCCTTGCACCCGTGATCCCTCCCCTCGATCAGCTCCTTGCAGTAGAAATATCCAGGGTAGTGGCGCTGAAATAGCACCTTCTTCATTCCGTTGATTCGCTTGATTTCCGTCTTGTC